CTTGGGCAGGGTGACGGTCTTGGCAATGCCGCCGTAGACGTTACCGTCGTTGAACAGGTTGAAGTGCTTGAGCTTCTTGGCTAGGGCCATGGTAGGGCGCTCCTACAGCGCGGCCTGGGCCGCGCGGGTTAATGGGATCATGCCTTGACGCTCTCGGCGAAGGTCATGAGGTAGCGGTCGGTGATGCGCTGGCGGAACAGCAGGTTTTCCAACGGCGGGACGGGGGTGTAGTCGTAGTCGAGGAAAAGTTTGCCGGCCTTGAGAGTGTTGGCGTCGTTGGCCGCCGGGTCGAACCAGCACTGGCCGTCGATGATGTAGCCGCCGGTTTTCAGCTCGCGGAACTTGGCGTTTACGCCTTCGATGATGTCTTTGACCAGGCTGGCGTGCATGGGCTTGTCCACAGCCCAGAAGTGGGCCTCGGCCATGGTGTCGGCCAGCACCTGGGCGGTGCGGGTGTAGTTCTCGAAAGCGAACAGCGGGTCGGCGCTGGTGGTTCGGTTGCCCCAGAAGCGGAAGCCTTCGCGACGGATCAGGGTGGTGACTTCGGCTGCGTTGAGCAGGCCGGCGTCGGTGGCGGGGTTCTGCAGGTCCCAGAAGATGTCCTTGGACAGGCCCGACACACCGTTGACCGGCACGTTGGACAGGGTTTTGTGCCAGCCGACTTGCTCGTCGATCTTGGCGCGCAGGCCTAGGGCGCGAGCTACGGCCGAGGCCGGGGCGTTGGTGCTGGTGGCGGTGTCCCAGTTGACGAAGTCCGGCCAGATGAGCATGAGCTCGCGGGAGCCGAAGCCGTCACGGTAGGCGATGGCCTCGGAGACGTTCTCGCAGTCCCAGGCGCTGGCGTAGGAGAAGGCACGCATCTGCTCGGCGATGGCCGCCAGCTCGGTGGTGACGGCGAGGTTGTCCAGGCCAGGTACGCCCAAGATGCGAGGACGCACGCCGAGCTGCACTTCGGCCGCCAGCAGGGCCTTGAGGCCGGTGTACTGACCCTGGGCTGTGACGCCGCCGATGATCTTGGTGGTTTGGTTCGCTTCCTTGGCGGCATCGTCGGCGCCTTCGCCGTCGGCCACGCGCACCACAACGGTGACGGGGCTGGCCTGGTCAGCGATGGCGTCCAGGCTGCGGGCCAGGGTGCCCAGCTCGCCAGCTTTGCCGGAAGCGGTGAGCACGTCGGTGAGCAGGACCGGGGTGTTGAGCGGGAAGGTAGCCGCGTCGGCGTCGCTGCCGGTGCAGACCATGCCCACCACGGCGGTGGCGATAGTGCGAATGGGGCGGATGCCCTCGTTGATTTCGAGGACGCGAACGCCGTGATGGTAGTCGGTAGCCATTAGGCAGCTCCTGGTGGGCGTGATGCCGTTTCAGTGAGCCTTGAGAGTGACGCGCGCGCGCAAGCGGGGCGAGCGGCGGGTGGTGTAACGGGGCGCGCTACAGGATGCGCAAGAAAAAGCCCCGACTCGCAGGGCTTTTTCAAGGTGGTGGGCGAGCGGCAGGAATTGTAGGTGGTGGCGCTACAGGACGAACTATCTATTGGTCCTTACTAAACTTCGTCTGCGATCCATGCTGGTGCTATTGGACGGTGCTCGCTAACCGGAAAGTCCGGCGATTGCGGCCAGTCGCGTAAGGCCCGGATGTAGGACAAAAGCTCGGCGTATTGCTCTGCCGTTATCGTGGTTTCAATGGCCTCTTCGACCTCATCACGATGTCGATCACGTACCCAGGTAACCCGGGCAATCTCCGCATCACGCCAGGCACGCTCGACGGTGTCAGGGTCGACCGGTCGCGTGGACTGGAAAGCCAGGAAGCTCAGGTAGAGCGCGTCATCATCAGCAACCTCAACAATGTCCGTCCAAAAGCTTTTGTCGGGCTCAGCTTCGAAGGAAAAGCGAACAACCCCATCAATCACTTGAAGGTGCTTCATATGAAATAACCCGTAATAAATGCGTTAAATATCGGAGTGCCCGAGGCCGCGTTACTTGCCGACACCCACCAGGTCTGCGGCGTAATGATGGCTAGGTTTGAAAAGGCGGACGTGTACAAGCCGCCAGCAGTGCTAACCGTTGCGGTTTGCCGCGCAAGCCCAAAGCCGTTAGCGGCGGAATAGATATCCATCGAGACGGTGCCAACACCAGAACTCCCCAAGCCCATCAGCCCGTTTGCGCGGACGGCGTTAAGGGGAACGGCCCCAGCTAACGGAATAGGCGCATTGGCAATTGCCGCCGCCCCGTTAAGGATTTGTCTCGCGCTTACCGTGACCATTCGATCTTCAACGAAACAGATATCGAAGTTTCCGGCACCACCGGTCGGCACGACGGTTAACAGAGCGGACGCCGTGAATCCGTTCGGAGCATTGGCCCCACTGTAAAGTACCGGGGCAGCCGCAGCCGTAGCATTCACGGCCATCAGACTGCGCACTTTAGTGTCCGGGTTATACAGCGCATACAAAGCGACATAGCCACTCACTGGGGAGGCGCCGACATCCATCGCCCCCAACCCCTTGACCGCCGACGCGAGATTGACCGCCTGACTAAACGCTTTGAGCCTATAGGACTTGCCGGCAGCGTCTTGCAGCAACACTTCGTCAGCGATAAAGGTGGCATTGGCCGAGGCCGCTGGAATATTCATACGCCCTTTCGAGGCGCCTACCATTGGCCCCATCGCCTCGACTTCGGCCTTCGTGTAGGCGTCCTTGATGCCGAAGTCTGCCAGCGTTTCCGGGTTCGTACCCGCAATAACACGACCGAGCTTGTCCACGGTCAAGCTACGGTAGGTGCCAGCGACGATACCCGTGCGCCCTGCTACCACTTCAAAGGTCAGCGCAGTGGTGCCCAATACAATCGGCGCATCCGTCACCAGTTGCCAAACACTATCGCCATTGGCCGTGCCCTTTTCAACGCTGACAAATAGCCCAGGAGTTACCTCCACGCTGGCATCTGCATCCTGAGCACGCTTCCATGCGCCCGCTGCGGGAACAACGTATATCCCGTTCTCCTTTGCTTGGGCTTGGTCTTTCACCAACACGCGAGCACCAGTCGGCAACAACTCGCCGTCGATGGTTTGAATACCGCTCAGGACGATGTTAGCGGTGGTCGCCACCAGCACCGAATGCTTGAAGTCCAACTTCGCGAGGGCTTCGATGACCGAGGTGTCGACGTATTCACGGGTCGCCAATACGATGCTGGGGTCGATCTTCAACTCAATGTTTGCCGTACTGCTGACGATCAGGTTGATCCGAATTACCTGCGTCCGACCGGAGCCTTGGGCGAGCAGCGGCTTGTACGTGGGCGCGCAGTTGGCAACCGCTACCATGTCCCCGTCCGCGTCGTACAGCGCAAGCTCTCGCACCCACCAGCCGCCGATGCTCTCCGGGATGATCTGCTCGGCGATGATTATGCTGGCGTTGGTCGGATCGATCTTCACCTGATTGAGCGGAGCACGTCGGCGCTCATTGATCAGCTTGGTTTGCAAGCGGTTGGGGATAGGGGCAGTTTCGTTGGCATCCCCCACCCCCATCTGGGCGAAGGTCCAGGACGTACCGAGAGCCGCTGCGTTAGCCTGTTTGGCTTCGCCTACGGCGGTGAGAATCGCGAAGAACTGGCTGTTTTGATCGGTCATGAGTAGATGTCCATCGTGTCAATATGATGTTCGCGGCCACCGATGTTGGTCACTCCGCTGACGTCAATGTCGCGTTGTGTCGGTGGATAAACGCTGAGTTCGTCGCCTTCGTACACACAGGCCCCGATAAAGACGGTGCCGGTGCTTTCCAGGCTGATAGCCAGCTCGATGAGGTGGCGGCTAAGCGGCTTGGCATCGTCGATCAGCCAGGTGAGCTCCTGGTACATGGCCTCGGTGATGCCGGTGTCGAGCACGCCAATCAGCAGGCGGAAGGTGCCGGGCACGCCCAGGGGCAGTTCCTCCCACCACTCCAGCACCTCGATCAGGTAGCCCAGCGGCTCGACCACGCGGCGCAGCGCGCCGATGGTGCCCTTGCGGGAGTGGATGAAGTAGGCGGACTTGATGGCCTTGCGCTTCGCGCCCTCGGGCCAGGACTGGGACCAGCGGTCGACCGAGAAGGCCCAGGCCAGGTAGGGCAGCAGCGCCTCGGGGCAGGCGTCCGGGTTCCAGAGGTCGCGCAGCGGCACGGGCACATGCTCAATCTTCGCCAAGGCCTGGGCGGCGAGGCGCTCCAGCTCGGTAGCGTTGCCCGGCAGCAGGCGCGCGACCATTACTCGGCCACCGTGACGCTGTAGGCGGTGCAGTAAGGCGCCTGGGTGAGGCTGGCGACGACGTCAACCCAGCCGGGCAACTCTACGCGCTTGACGCCCTCGATGTGCAAGGCGGCGTCCAGGGCGGAGCGGTTGACCTCCTGGCCGAGGCGGCGGCGAGCGTTGACCAGGGCTGCAAGGCGGGTCTCGGCGGCTGCGCGGACCGGCTCCGATTCGGGGCCGGAGCTGTTCAGGTAAAGCACGGCCTCCACGGTGTAGGGCAGCCCCTGGGCACTCTGCACGGTAAGGCGGTCGGCCACTGGGCGGCGGTCCTCGTCGCTGAGGTAGGCGGCGACCACTGCGAGCAGATCGGGCGCCGCGGCGCCGTTGCCCAGGGCGCTCTGTACTGTGACGACGACCTCGGCCGGGGCCGGGCTGATCGCCGAAGCATCGGCGACGCGACCGTCTGCGCTGCGGGCATGGAAAATGTAGGCGTTGCGTGGGCCGGCGGTACTGAGACCTTCCATGGCCATCTGGATTCGCTCGCGCAGGCTCTCATAGTCCTCCAGAACAGCCGCCACCGGGGGTACTGCGGACGGGTTGGCCGGGGTGATGATCAGACGTGCGACGTTGAAGCGGGCGCCGATCTGCTCCAGGTCCGCGCCCTGGGCGAAGGGCAGCAGCACGGCAAGGGCGGCCTCGTTGACGCGCTGGCGGAGCAGCGTTTCGCGATAGGCGCTCTCCTGGAGCAGCTTGGTGAGCGGCTCGGACTCCAGGGCGAGGGTGGCTGCGACTTCGGCTTGCTGATCGGCCGGCCAAAGACTGACGGCGTATGCCTTGCGCCCGGCGAGGATCGCCTCGTAGTCGATCTGCTCGATTACGACGGGCGCTGGCAGTCGACTGAGGTCGATAGGGGTAAAGGTGGTGGTCATGTTGAGGCCCCCAGGCTCAGCGGTACGCGAAGGCTGAGCGCTTCATTGGTGTCGGTGACGGTCCCCTCGATGTCCAGCACGGCGCCGCCCGGAATGTCGGTGGGGGTGAGTTGCACGCGGCTGAGGCGGATGCGCGGCTCCCAGCGCATGAGGGCCATGGCGATGGCGGCATAGGCCTGCAGGCGGGTGGCGCTGTTGAGCGGCCAGTCCATCAGGTCGGCCATCGGACTGCCGTACTCCCGGCGCATGATGCGGCTACCGAGCGGCGTGGTGACGATGTCGGCGATGGATTGAGCCAGGTGCTGGCGGTCGCGTAGGGTGCGCCCGGTCTTGGTGCTCATGCCGATCATGGGGTTGGTCCTTCCGAAACGGCTGTGCCTTTAGTGATGCCCTTGGTGCGGTGGTTGCGCAGGCTGATGTCGGCGGCGATGACGTCCTCGCTGACGTTCACCGTTCCGGTAACGTGCTGATCGCCGGTCTGGGTGTAGTCACCTTTGTGGGTGATAGGGCCGTCGATATGGATGCCGCCAGTGCTGACCAGGTGAGTGACGCCTCCGTCGGGCAGGATGGCGCGGAGCACATGCGCAACGAAGTCGTACTCGACAACAGCGCCGTCTGGATAGGTACGGCGATGCAGGCCCTCGCGGTCGCCGTTGGCCGGGTTAGCGTCACTGAACAGGCCGACCAAGGCGACTCCCTGGGCGAGCACGCCGGATGGGCTCAGCAGGACGACTTGCTCGCCGACGGTGGGCGGGTCCCATTCCTTAGAGGTGCCTGCGCGCAGTGCCAGCCAGGGCAGCCAGTTGGTGGTGATGCTGCCAGATTTCACGCGGACGCGGACCTTGGCGACGTCGACCTCGGCGATGGTGCCGAGGCGGACGAGGTTTTCGATGAGGCGGGCAAGTTCGGCGAGTTGGTTCATGCCGCTGATGCTGCAGCTCGCGCGCGCGGGGTGCACTTGGCGTGGACTGTAGCGGGGCGCGCTACAGCGCGAGGTCAGGCGGTGAGGTGGACCAAGAGGCGGTCGCGGATCATTTCGAGGTCGGCGTCGGTGAAGCCGAGCAGCTCGCGGCGGTCGTACTGCACATCGGCTTGGCCGCGGCCGGGGCGGTCGCGCAGGCCGTACTGGTGGACGCGGGCGATGCGTGAGACGCGGCCGGCGAAGGCGATGGCGATGGTATTGGGGGTGCTCTGCAGGCGCAGGTACTTAGCCTGGCGCAAACGGGTGAACATCTGGCGCTTGATGCGGCCGACCTTGCCGCGCAGTTGGCGGGGCTTGCGGGCGGCGTAGGGGGTGCCGTCCGGGTTGCGCTGGACGGCAATGCGCTTTTGCTGATTGCGGCGCAGCTCGCGGCCGATGTTGTTGCCAAGTTTTCGGCGCTCGCCTGGGGATAGCTTGGCGAGCAGCAGGCCGGCCCACTCTTCCAGGGCGTGGAGGTTGTCGGTCACAGCTCGAAGTCCGGCTCTTCGGGGTGGCTTATGTCGAGGCTACCATCGCCCAGACGTTTGACGATGACGCGCTCGGTGAGTGGCAGCTTGAGGGACATATCGACCTTGCCGCCGTCCAGGATGTCGGCCTCGAAGGCGATGGCATCCTTTCCGCGTTCCAGGTTGGTGAGTAGCTCCGGCTGCTGGCGGCGCAGCCACTCCAGCACCGGAATGAACACGCTGTCCGGGTGGCCGGCGAAGTCGGTGAGCAGGACCTGCAGAGTGTAGGTGTACTCGAAGGACAGGCCCTTAGCCGCCGTACAGCGGACGCTGCCGGTGTCGATGAAGATGAGCAGCCGGTCGGGGTTTTTCTTGAGGCCTGCGACGGCGGTGAGCAGGTGCTCGCGGAGGCTGTTGGGTTTGTTCATGGATTGGCTGCCTTCTGCTGGCACTCGTAGACCAGGTCGACCTTGGCGGCGCAGGCTGCCCAGTCGGCCTCGGTGATGTCCTGGTCGTCGAGGAGCTCGCCATTGGTGGCTGGATCAGTCGCGCTCAGGGTGCAGCGCGTTACGGCCGGACAGCCAGTCACGATATGCGTCTGCTCCGGTGATGGCGGGGCGCTGCCGCAGGCGGCGAGCAGCAGCAGGCAACTGAGCAGCAGCCCACTCGCGTAGTTCGGCGTTTTCACGTTTCAGCTCCTTGATCTGTTGCTTGCGGACGTCCAGCTCGCGGCGCAGGTCCTGGCCAGTTTGTTGCAGCGAGGTCTGGGCCTGACGTTCATCAGCGAGGGCGGTGCGTAGTGTGGTGATGGTGGTGGCGTCGCGCTCGATACGGGCGTTGACGGTGGCCAGCTTCTCCTGGGCCAGGGCGGTGCGCCCCTGCTCGGCCTCGCTGCGCTGGTAGGTGCCCCAAAGCAGCAGGCCCAGTGCGCCGAGTAGGGCGGCGCTGTAGAGGGCTTGGCGCAGGGTAGTCATTTGCGGTACCAGCCGGCGGCATTCATGTCTGCCTCGTCGAGGACCTGAAGGTCGCCACAGATAACGAGTGGCGCTACTGGCATTACGTGCTTGAGGGCATCGGCCATCTTTTGGCACTGGTCAATGGGCGTTCCGGCCGGCAGAAGAACAGCTCTGCACCCCCCGGTGGGCGACAGGCTTGTCATTCGCTGAACAAGTTCGCTGTATGGGAATCGCTCCGCTTGGTTCTCTACCTTGTTCATGCCGACTCCTTGCTGCAGCCGCAGTTGGCGTGCTGCTCGTAGGCGCGTTCGAGCTTTACGTCGTAGAGGTTTCGGGCGTAAGCCGGGCCGTTATAAGCCTTGGCGAAGGCTGCCCACTTCTTACCCTTGAGAGCCTTGAGCAGTGCTGGGTCGGCTTCGATGAAGCGGACGAACGCCTCGAACTGCTGGTTTTCATCCTGGCTCATGAGACGGACGAACTCGTCGACGCTGGCGTAGCCCAGGCGCTCGGCGTGGTAGCCCATGATCTGGAAGGCGCCCCAACTGGCCGACTCGTTGGCGCAGAGTGCGTCGATCATGCGTGCTTGAGCCAGGCGCTGGTGTTCTGCGGCGCCGCCGATGTAGCCGCCGGGCTTGGTGTTGACCAGGGCGGGGAACTGGACGGCGAGCTCGTCGGCGTGGCGGCGCAGGGCGCTCTGGTCGTCATCTTCGGCGC